CCGGGCGCTGTGTCGAAGCGGACGACGCCCTTGTCCTCGAGCACCCAGCCGGTGCTGAGTTCGTTCCCGTTCAGCGCGACGCGCACGCTTCCAGGGACCGGTCGCGTTATCCGCCGCTGCTCACCGGAGCCGTAGGTCTTTACGAGATCGAACCCGTCGCGGACCCCGTCGCCGGTGCCGATCTGCTGATCGTTCGCGCCCGGTGTCCCGGTCATCGAAGCGGAACTGCTGTCGTACGGATCGCGGAAGCGGAACGCGACCGCGGGGCCGCGCCGAGCCCGGAAGAACGACAGCAAACTTTGCAGCTCGGCTTCGCCGCGGACCCCCGGCCCTGCATCGAAGCGCATGCGTGCCTGCGCCCAATTGGCGTTGCGGCTCTCGAAGCCGCTGGCGCTGGTCACGATGTTGGTCGAGAAGTTCGGTGCGACGCTCGCTTCCTGCCCGATCTCTATCGGGAACAGGACGTCCTCGAATGGCGTCAAAATGCTCTCCTCTCCGAAGATGGTCAGGCCGTCGCGAAGCACTTGCGGCAGCGCCCACAGGAACACCTCGGCGCAGCCGCGAGCACGAGCGTCCAGCGCTGCATCGATGATGTTGCGCCATTGCTCCCGGTCGGTGGGATCGGCGACGAACCCCGAAAGATAGTGCTGCTCGGAACGCGGATAGCCGAGCCGCTCATCGACCTCGGCGTAGGCGGCGGTCCGAACCGAGGTCCTGCCCGCCGTCACCCATTCATAATCTTCGCATTGGAGCACATCGAAAGCAGGCCGCGCCCATCCAACGGGCAGGTTCGCGCGCCTTAGCTCCGGCGCCGCCGGATCGAGCACCGTTGGCAAGTACGCGAGCAGCAAAGTGCGCGCGGTCGGTGCCGCTTTCTTGACTGCCCCGGCAATCGCCGCCGTTGACGCCGCAAGCAGGCTGCCGGCCTGGTCGAGCAGGCTCTTCTGCGCGCTGGTCAGGTTCGTGCGTACGTTGTTGATCGGCACCGGATTGCCGCCGAGCGCAGCCTTGGCGGCGTCATCGTAGAGGCAAATTGCGCCACTCCCGGTGACCCACCACCACGGCTCTCCGATCTGGACTTGCGGCAGGAGTCCCGCTTCGTCCGCAACCGACGCCAGCTGCACCGCGACAGCCTCCAGGAACTGCATCGCGGCTCCGTTCGCCGGCGAAAGAAGCGCGGAAGGCGGGTCCCATCCCGTAAGCGCAGGCGACCCGTCGAACGCGCGCTGTTTCCACGCGTCGGGGCAGAACATGTCGAGGATCTCGTACGAGATCGACCAGATGACCTCGTACTCGCGGGCCTTGGCGGCCCGCGCGAACGCCTCGTGCCATGCGAGCGCGGCGCTGTTGAAGGTCCTTGCCGGGTCCAGCTGCCCTGACCCGGTGAGCCCGAAATAGTGGCTCATCCCGATGTAATGGTTGATGACTCCGCGGTAGCCGAGACGCTCGATGGCCTGGACGACGCGCTCCGGCGGCAAATTGTACATGTCGTCATAGGCCGTCGCGATCCTGACACCATGCTCCGGCACGACCGCGTCGTTGATCGCGAGGACGCTATTGGCGCCGTCGCATCGGACGTTCGTCAGCGTCGCGCTGCCGACCACGGGCGCTGGGAACATTTCCGCCGATGCCGCGACATAGCCGGGCGCCGCCAGGCTGATGAACATCCTGTCGATGCGTCTCGGGTCGACGCGGATCGCGTCCGCCGGGAGGCTGAAGCCCGCATCGAGCACATTGAAGTCGATGGAGATGTCCGCGCTCGTGGGTGTGCCGCTGGCATAGTTCCACAGCCGCACAAGCCATGTCTGGACGTTGCCGTCGGCGTCGCTGCCTTCGATCGTCAGCGTTGGGCCGTTGACAGCGTCAAGCGGAATGACTCCGGTCGACTCCCAGTGGAACGACAGCGTGCAGTCCGAATAGTCCGCATTCGTCTCGCGGGCATGGGCGGGATGCGAATGCCTGTCCTCGCTTTCCCAGATCAGCCCGACGAGGTCGCCCTTGCGAAGGAATTCGCAACTGACGGACAGGCCGTGACCATCGCCGCTGGTGACGATGCTGGCGATGGATCCGCGCGGAAAGTCGACCGTCCACTGCAGCGGGTCGAACCGCTTCACGAACGTCCGCACGATCTTCGCGTCGCGGCGCGTGAACCAAAGGTTCATCAGCGTCCCCGAAGCGCGGTGCGGACCGCGCGCGCGATTTGCCGGCTCGATTGGCGAAGCACCTGCGGGTCGCCCGCTGCGGGCGTCTGGATGGCGATGGCGACACGAACGTCGCGAGATCCGCCGCCGACATGCTCGATGCGACCGGCGCTCGACGGCACGAACAGCTCCGGCCCATTCTCGCCGACCAGGTACGACCTGCCGGTGCTGACCGGTCCGCCCGTCGCCCTGCCCGGCGCACCGAGCAGCGACGTCACGATCGAGCCCAGTCCGTTCAGGACGCCGGCGCCGAAGCTGCCGCCGTCAGCCGACTTGAACAGTGCGCGGAGCGATGCCTGCGCGATGTCGGTCATTGCCGCCAGTGCGACGCGCTTCAGGTCATCGAAGCCGGTCTTCCCGCTCATGATTGCCTTGGCGAGCGAACTGTCGATCATCCGGCCCGCGCGTCCGGCGCCCGCAACCAGCGGCCCTTCGAGCTCGCCGCGCATCGCGGCAACGTCGCGCGCGAACCCGGCCGTGTCGGCCCGGACGCTCACGACCAGCGTTTCGATTTCCTCGTCCATGCCTCAAGCTTTCTCAATGTCCGGGAAGCGCTTGCGCAGCGCCTCGATCACCGTCGCGTCAGGCGCATCGACTTCGGGCCGAAATTGCAGCGCCAGTGCAAGCTCGGCCGGCGTCGACTTCCAGAATTCGTCGGGGCGCCAGCCGAGCAGCAGGCTCGCCGCGCTGGCCAGCCGCGCCGCGGCCTCCCCGAACGTCATCTTCCCTGCAGCACCTGTGCCAGCACCGTCCGCAGCACCGGCGTCACCTTCGCCAGCCCTTTCTCAACCACCGCTTCGCCGATCCGCGCTCGGGTGATCGCCGCCGCTCTTGCCGCCGACAGATGGTCGAACAGCGCCGCAATCTCGTGCAGCTTCAGCGCGCCCGCTGCTGCGCGCTCGACCAGCTCGAACAGCGAGCCGAGTTCCTCCTCGGCTGCAACCAGCGCGCCAAACGTCGGCCGAAGCAGCAATTTCTCGCCGCCAACGTCGAGGCTCGCCTCGCCGCGATACGGATTGGCCGCCGTCAAAGCGCCACCACTTCGCCCGAGCTCTCGAGCGCGATCGTGTAGTTTCGCTCGCCGTTGAAGTCGCCGGCATATTCGAGACGCGTGACGAGGAAGTCGCCTTCCATTCGCTCGCCGCTCTCGAAACTGAGCTGGTAACTCTCGATTGCCCCGCTCAGCGCCAGCGACTTCACCTGCGTTTCCGCCGCGCTGCCGGTGAAGATCCCGCTTGCCGCGACCGACACCGATCGCACGCCTGCGCCCGACAGCAGCTCGCGCCAGCCGCCGCTGCCCTTGTTCGTGATCACCACCGCGTCGCCGTTGATCGACAATTGGGTGGTCTTCAGTCCTGCCACGGTTGCGAAGCTGGGCGTCGCCGCCCCGTCGCCGATCTTGAGCAGGAATGCGCTGCCGCGCTCCGCCGCCATTCTCTTCTCCTATATGATTATTGCGCGAGCATTCGCGCGCGAAAATCGATGGCCGCCGCCCATGGGCCGGCCACGTCCCGGACAACTCGCCGCCGCACCAGCCTCAGGTTGACGACCTGCCAATCCTCGATCCCCGGCAGCGCCTGAAGCGCTCCCTCGATCCAGTCGGCCAGCGCATGCAGCCTTACCGGCTGGTCGTCCCACAAAGTGATCGCCACCATCACTTCACGGCCCGCGCCGTTCTTGTGACTCCAGTCGGTCTCGGTCGTCGCGTCCAGCGCGACATAGGGGTAGGCAGCGCGCGCCGGAGGTCCGTCGAATACGCCGGTGAGCGTGCCCTCGCCGCCGAGCGCTGTTGCGATCGCCGCCTGCAACGCACCGCCCGCGCTCATTGCCGCCCTCCCCCCAGGAACCGCAGGCTAGGATCGGTGAGCCAGCGCCGCACGAGCCCGCGGCCGCGCACCAGGATGCGCGCTTCGTCGGCCTCGACCATGCCGGCCCCGAAGATGGTTCGGAACCGCGCCGCGATTTGCTGCACGCGCTGGCGCTGAGCATTGCGCGCAATCCGCTCGGCTCTGTCCATGGCCTTCGCGATCATGCCCTCACCTCCTCGCACCGCATGGTAATTCGGTCCTTTGTCCTTGGATCGTCGAGCAGCTGCCGCACCATCATCCTGCGACCATTCCAACTCACGCGTTGGTCGAGCGCGATTCCGTCGCGCCAGCGAAGCGTCACTCGGAAACGCGGCATTGCGCTCAGCGCCTGGCCTTCGCTCTCCTGCCCGACCGTCTCGAGCGAGATGCTTGCGAGGCATCGGCAAACCTCTTCCCAGCCCGGCTCCTGCAAGCCCATCGCATTGCGGATGGATACTGGCCGTTCGATCAGGACTCG